TCCAGGCCACTGATGATGGTCAGGGTCAGCCCACCGCACAGCACGCCCTCGACCAGCATCTGGCGGCGCGAGCCACCACCATAGGTGATGCGCAACACGGCCATGGCGAAGGACAGGCCCGCCGGGTATAGGATCGGCGCATGCTGGCTCAACCACGCAAGCACAATCGCCCAGGTGTCTGGCTTGTCTGGCATGTTTGGCATCTCGGGTTCCTCCCTCTTAGGGAGTGATGAATAAAAAAGCCCGCTCAGGGCGGGCAGTAGCTGCGTGCTATCTTTGTCTCGCAATCCCAACCCACAAGGAAGAAGCAATGAAAACTCGGCAACAACAGACTGATGCTTTCCAGGTCAAAACCGAATCCGGAAAGGTCTATGGCATAACTGAGTTCACAGAACAGATGTACCAAGAGTTCCTCAACCCTGCAGATAATGGCTGGACTGATGGAATGAAGGCGTACAAGGTTGCGGGCGGTGGTAACGCGAATAGAAGAAGTGCCACTGAGTACGAAATCGTCGCAACCGGAGAGGTCGGGGCTCGCATCTAAACCCAGCTTCGGAAACGAAAAAGCCCGGCACTAAGGCCGGGCTTGTTGTGCCATTCATCTACACGCGCATGAATGACAGGATGGGATAAATACTGACGGACTGATGGGTATCTGTCAACGCCTGTTCATGCAGCCGCATCAGAAATAATCAGCCCCTCGAAATCGAAGATCTCGCCGGCTGTGCAAAGCGCCTCGTCCACCAGGGAATCCAGAGCGCCATAGATATTGCGCCTCCACTCACGCCGAGTGGACTCAGGCCGCCCCTCCAAGTCCCAAGTGTTCATATCGTAGAAGCTCTTGGGCAAGATGATCATCGAAGCAGCGCGAGACTCCAGGCGCTTCTTAGCGGCACGCTCAGCGGCTACGGCCGAGGCGATCATCGACTCGCGGCGCCAGTCCGGCGCGTCTACTGGAATGGTCACGGTCACCGTTTGCGGCCCTTTCTGGTCAGTACCCTTCAGCTTAGGGACTGCCCAGGCTGTGACAGCCTTGAAAACGAACAGCGCCGGGGCCGGAGACTGGATGCGCACGCGCAGATCGGCGATCGCCTGGACCTTCTTGCCTTTATCGGTGCTGTATTTGGCAACCAGGGCATCCATGTGGCGCTTTTCAAGCCCGTGATGCAATCGAGCGGCAACCCAGCAATCAGCCTGGGTGCGGTCAATCGATTCGCCCGGCGCCGTGCCGAACAGCGAGCGTAGATCGCGCTGCTGCTCTTCGTGCGGGCTGTAGAGCTTCTGCCATGCCTGCTTGCTGGTGTTGTCGATGGCTTCAGCGGCGAGGGCCGAAACGACGCCGCCAAGTACGCTTTGATAGATCATTGGTCAGTCCCCTGTGAAGTTGGTGCCGCCGGCGCCGCGACGGTTGTTCTGTTCGTACTGCTGGTGCGCACCACCTACATCGCGGTTCGCCTTGGCAATCTCGCCCAACGCTTCCCGCAACCTTGCGTTAAGCACCTGCACGACATCGATGAGTGGCAGCGTGGCAAGCGTTCTTCCGCACACCCACCCAGAGGCGTGACAGTTGTCGCAGGTCATTTGATGAAAGACGCCCGTGTAAATGCCCGTGCCATGGCAAACGCTGCACTCGACGATAAATTTTAGTTCGCGGCGGAAGGCTGGGCCGTGGGACTTCTTCATCATCCGACCACCCTCAGGCCTTGATCACGAAGCGCCTTCTCCGCCATTTCGCGAGCCCACAACGCATCCGGATCGCCCATCACGGCAGGAAATGGGTTGCTGACTCGCAGAGTCTCTCGAGACGCCTGCCATGATTCCCAGCGAGCGCAATAACGGGCGGCACGATCAGCGGAGCAGCAAGCCACGCACTGCACAATGTAATCACCTGCCGGGCCAACCTTCGACTCCCAGCACATGCCGCTCGGGACCGGGAAGCGCTCCTCGAACTGGGCGCGGTTTACGTCTGCTTTCATCATTTTTAAACCTCGCCTTTTATGGTTTCTGAATCTGGCTAGAAGCCGCGCCATTCAAGGCCTCGGCGCCATTGTGCGAATTTCCGTTTCTAGTCATGGTCGAGCGGTGAATCAGGTTGAAACCCTTCCCGTCTAACCAGTCGTGCCACTTGTTCAGGGCTTCGCGCTTAAGCAGTTCGGCCGAGGTGTGGATGTAGGTCTGCACGTTGCGGGTCATCGTGTGGTTGACCAGCATCTCGCCGATGAGGAAGTCGACGCCCAGGTCTGTCCAGCCAGTGCGGGCAACCTTGCGTAAGTCATGGCTGGTCCACTCGCCCTTACCCAACCGGGTGAACACGGCACAGGCCTGGCTGTCGCTGATCGGGCCACGGTTGCGCGCTGGGAACATGTAGGTGCCCTTGTAGCCCTTGGCCGCCTGCCAATCCCGGTACCGCTCCAGCAAAGCGCATACCTGATGGGTCAGCGGCAGGTGATGCTCGCAGCGGGTCTTGGTGTTCTCGGTGGGGATGAACCACTCACCCTGCTCGCCCAAGGTCAGGTGCGACCATTGGGCCTGCCTGGTCTCCCCGGAGCGTGTACCGTGGCACAGCATCATCAGGGCAAGCATGCAGTCCTGAGGGTGTTGGTCGAAGCCGGCGGCCAATTGCCCGATCACTTCCTCGAGCTGGACGGCGCGCAGCCGTGATGGCTTGGGTTGGATGCGAGCCTTGGTGAAGTCGGTGAACTTGAACCCGGCGATGGGGTTGGTGGTGATCAGCCGCAGTTTCTCGGCCTGGCGGAACGCGACCACCAGCACGCCCCACATCAGGCGGACGTAGGACAGCGACATTTCGGCCTGCATCGGCCACATCACCAGCTTGTCGAGTGTCGAGCGGTCCACCTCTTCCACCGACAGATCGGCGAGCCGTGGCTTCAGGTGGCAGGAGATGATCGAGGTGTTGGTAGAGCGGCGCTTGGCCGACAGGCTGCGGTCAACGGACTGGCGGGCGGTGAACCAGTCCAGCAACTGGCCAACGGTCTGCAAGGTGCCGGCGGCGGCTGATGCCTTTGGGTCGGCTGCCAGGCGTTCGCGGATCTTCGGCAGCGCGCTGACCAACCCCTTCACCGGCAGCTCGGGAAATCCGGCGATCTTCTCCCACTTCTTGCCCACTACCAGGTGCCAAGTACCGCGCTCACGGTTTTGATGGAAGCGGAAATACACGCCTGGGTACCGAGCATCCCGCAGGTCACGGATATGGGTGTTGCCGGCCTGCCGCCGGATCTCTGCGTCGGTAAACGAAGTGAGCAGTGTCTGGGTCATGCGGCGGCCTTGGTTTTAGGTTGAATTAGGTAGGCCCTGATCGCCTCAATGGCGTCGAAGTGCCCGCGGCAGACGATGGCCAGGTAGCCCTGATCGGTCAGCGCCTGCAGGTATGCGTCTTGGGCCGGGGATACGGCGGAGTCGTGCGGCGCCGTCGCCTTGAATTCGATGTACAGGCCGAAGTACCCGCCGCGGGCCATCGGCAGCACCAGGTCTGGCACGCCAGCCTTGACGCCCTGCTCTTTCAGCTTGATCGCCACCAGCTTGTGCCGGTGACCGCCGTTCGGGACGTGGAAGATCAACTTGGCAGCGGCCGGGTAGCGCAGGCTGATCTCTTTCATCAGCGCGGCCTGCTCCAGGCCCTCCCGGTCAACTGCCTTGGCACGCACTCGCTTCGGGCTGAATGGCTTGACGGCGAATGGCTTCACAATTTCACCTTCCCTTCACGGATCAGGATGTCCTGGGTACGCATGACGCCTTCAGCCAGATACAGGCGAACCTCGTATTTGCTCAGTTGGCCTGGCGCACGCAGGCGGCCGTCGGCGATGTCGTGGCAGTAGCCGCAGGCCCAGGCAGCCTGGAAGTCGTTGGGCTTCATGCCCATGCCGCAAGTACCAGCCAGGCGGTAGTGCGCGAGTACGGTGGTGGATGGCTCGCAAGAGCAGCCCGGGAATCGAACCTGGCAATCACGGTCACGGGCGGCGTTGGTGAGTTTGCTCACTGGAAGCCTCCCGCCCGGCGGGCGCGCAATTCGGCCAAGGCCTTTTTCCCCACCTCTGGCGTTATCTTCGGTTCCAGAGCCAGCTCTGCCACTGGCACCGGGGCCAACTGCTCGCCCTGCCAGATGCGTCGGCACTGGATCAAGTACTGCTTCTCGAAGCTAGCCAGCCCAAGCTCGCGCGATAGAAGCGGCAGACTGTGAAAGCCCGCCGCTGCCGTGGCGTGGTACACGGCCGGGTGGTACCACTTCGAGCAGTTGCGCATGGCGGGGTGACAGTTTCGGAGCGCCTGGGCGTAAGCAGATTCAACACTGGGCAGGCCCAAGCCTTCAGGCGCAAAACACCAACTGACGAACACGCCTGGGGCAGGAACGAAAGCCGACTTGCTCGCGCTCACAACGCGCATTCCGTGATCGATCTGTTCCATCCGAGTGATGCCGGAACGCATGAACTCGCCCAACCACTCCAACTTTGAAGCATTCATGACGGCCTCGGTCGGCCAGGACTGACGCCAGGCACCGCACGCACCGCGCAGCCGCAGGAAAAGATCGTCGATTACGGCCTGAGTTGAAGGATCGACAGCGACGACCGCCGGTGACTGGTCGGGCCCCTGATAGGTCGGATCAGATCGGCGGCGAGCAACCAGCTCAGCCACGGCGACAGGCTTGTTTGATCGGTTCACAGGCGCACTCCTTTCGCTGCCCAGTCATCACCGGCTGCGCCTTCCTCGTTTGTGGCTGTACTGGCAGCCAGGGCTCGCTCTCGCTTGATCCAGCCGACAAGCTTGAAACACCAGCCGGCGGCCGTATCTACAACGGATGTTTTGGCGACGAAGAACCCCTTGAACCCCGACAGAAGCTCAGCGGTCAGGGCGTCAGCTGGCAAGCCGGCGATCTTCAACTGAGTCTCCAGCGCCTCTACCGAGGGCTCGAATTCAGCAAACATTGCGAACCGCTGGCGATCATCCTGCTGCTCCAGCGCCTGGCGATCCTGCTCGTCGATCAAGGCCGCAAGCTCGCGCTGCTGCTGCTCTTCGGTTCCTTGATGGTTAAGTGATGGATTGGGTGCAGCTGCTGCACCCCGTTCTGTTCCAGGCTGCACCCCGTTTTGTTGTGGGCTGCACCCCGTTGCGTCATCTGCACCCCGTTTTGCACGGGGTGCAGGATTTGCACCCCGCAATATTTGGAGGTCGTAAACAACGGGGCGGCGGTCGTGGCGATCAATGTGCACCGCCGCGATGGCCTGATTGCCCTTTTTGATCAGTCCGGACTGTTCCAGGTCATCGAGTTTGTAACGGACAGTGCGCTCGGAAAGACCAGTGTCCTGGGCAAGGGTAGAGGCAGATGGAAAGGCCCCGGTACCGTTCGAGCCGGCGTAGTTGGCCAGGCACAGCAGCACGTGACGCGCGCTTGAGTCTTTGAGGGTTTGCACGGGCAGAGAGAGCGCCCAGGACATAGCTTGAACGCTCACAGCGAGTTTCCTTGGATTTGTTCGGCGAGAGTGGTGATGCCTTTGCGGGTGACCATGACCTGCTCGACCACCTTGAGATCTTCCTCGGCGCCCTTGCCTACCTTGACCAGCTTGTGCTCGAGCAGGCCGGCGGTGAGGCGGGGTTGGTACGCAGACCAGGCCGAGAACGCGGCGCGGCGGTATATCCAGCGGTTGTCGCTGAGCCACTTGAAGAGTTTCAGCGGGCCGATGCCCAACTGCTTGGCAGCCGAGGTGATGCAGATAGAGCCGTCGGTGGCGGACAGGCGCTCCAGGGCTTGAACCTTGGGCGCCTGCTGCTGGATGACCTGGTGCAGCGAAGCGTTCTGCTTGGCCTGATCGGCGGCGAGTTGGAGGGCTTCGGCGAAGTTGGTGGGGATTTGGAGCTGCCCGACAACCTTCGACTCCAACTCCTGCCACCGGTCGATCACACGAGCTCGGTGCTCGTCGCTGTAACCCGCGATCACTAGATGGGTGTCACGCTCCGTAAGGTCGTAGACATCAATTGGACGCCCGCCAGTCGACTCTCGGCGGCTTTTACGATCAGATCGTAAAAGCCCTTTACTGAAGAGCCGCTCGATTGTCGCGATGACATCGTTGTGGCGAGCCTCTACCAGATCTGCGATCTCGCGCGAAGACATTGTGTGGCGCGACACCTTTTCAGAATTGCCAAAAAGTGTCGCGACACTAGGGGTATTGCCAGGGGTAGCTGTCATGTTCATAATGGCCCCACGAATTGTTTCTGCTGTTGAAAGAACCGCCCTGCCAGGCGGTTTTTTTATGCCTGTGATTCAGGCGGCCTTCAGCGATTCGCGCAAAACTTGCAGAGCGTCTATCGCCTCAAGGATTGCTTTATCGCCCTGGGCTTTTTCGTGCTGGCTGATGTGGTTGTCCGCCGTGGCATCGAAAATCAATCGACCAACATCACCGCATTCCGCGGACAATAGGCCCAGCGCGGTCATCAGCGGTTTGGCTTTAGGCTTTTCACGAGCCACGAGGTCAAAACCGAATTGGTCAGCGAGCGCCACCAGCGGGCGCATGTCTTGTGTGTGGAGCAGCACGCCAAACAGATGCTCGATCGTTAGGTGGTGCGCCGCGTTGTCCGGGTTTGAGCGCTGCAGAAGGCTCACGTGAGCCATGCACATTTTTCCTGCCAGCTCCTCTGCCCCGCTTTCCTTGATGGTGGTGTGGCAAGCCCTCAAGAAATCTTCCATTCGTAAAACCTCAAATCTGTTTCAGTGGTGTCCCGACGGTTCAGGGACGATCATCTAGTCAATGTGATGGCGGACAGGGATGTCAGGCGGCTGTTTTCTTCGCGCCTTGGGCGTCCAGCTCCTTGAAAACATCAGGCCTGGCGATGCGCAGAAACATCATCCGAGCCCTTGGGATTCCGTATTTCCTCCAATCGCTTACCGATGGAGGCCGAACTTCACACAGCTCAGCGACACGGAAAGTGCCACCGAGAGCGTCGATAATTTCATTTGGGTTCATGCCTGATTTCTCCGGCTATTCGCATAGGTACGGATATTAGGCATACCTTTTATTCAGGTCAATAGGAATACCTTAGATGCCCAGTGTTAGGCTCCCCTAATGAGGACACTTCAAGAACGGTTAAAACTGGCTATGGCTGGCCCGCCAAAGGTTACGCAGGCCGCTCTGGCGCGCGCTTGCGGCATTCGCGCGCCGTCTGTGAACGACTGGATTTCAGGGAAAACCAAGACGATTGAGGGGCAGAATCTTTTGATCGCCGCCGACTATCTGAAGGTGATGCCGATGTGGCTGGCTACTGGAAAGGGCCCGATGCATAAGAGGGCGGATGGTGGAGCGCAGCCTGCAAGCAAGGAGAGCAATGTCGTGCCGATTGAGTCTCGCCGAAAATCGCAAGATTCCAGCTTCATCACGATCCCTCAGTTGGACGTGGCCGGGTCAATGGGCCCAGGAAGGGTGCCGCCAGACCACATTGAGGTCATCAGAGATATCACGGTTCATCTCGACTGGCTGAAGACGCAGGGCTTGTCATATTCCAAGCTAGAGAACTTGGCCATCATCGATGGCGACGGTGACAGCATGGAGGGCACGTTCCGCGACGGCGACGCCTTGCTGGTAGATCGCGGCATCACCGAGATTCGCACCGATGCGATCTATGTC